TTTTTTAAATTTAGAAACACCACCGATTCCTAATTGAAATACCATCTCAATTATGACACATTTAGCATCATCAACTAATTCAATATCCCCAATTAAAGAAAAAGCATTTTTTTTAGCTTCTTCAAAATCTGTATCAAAAACATACTCTAATTGTTCTTTAGTATATTCTTTGCCTTCTTCCCATTGTTCACCTTCTTTTACAAGGTGGCCAAATCCAATTGTGGCAAATCCTAGACTATCTTTATATATTCTAGGTACAAAACCTTCATGTTCTTTAATTCGTTCTTTTAATTGTTCGTACATACTATTTAGGCTTTTTCATAATATCAGCCCCTTTAAGACCATATATAGCCGATACAACACCAATAAACAAGGCTTGATACCAGAAAGGCATATTATTAAATTGTGTAAAAAACTTATCTACTTTCTCCATTATGGCAGGATCATCACTAAATATTGACCAAATTAAGATCATCACGGGAGCCGAAACTAAAAGCAAAACAAACTCGTCTTTCCATCCTTGTTGATTATTAGTCATAACAGCTTGTTTGTATTCTAACTCACCTGTTGCCATTCTTTCCATGTGTTTCATTTCAGCAACACTTTCAAGTCTTTTTGTTTGTTGTCTATTCTTTACAATCTCCATACCAACCTTAATTCCTGTTGGCAGAAGTTTAGTTAGTAATCCTATCATATTTATCCTTTATATAATTTAATTAGCCCTATTATTAAGGCTATTAAAGAACCTATCACAAATACGGCTTTTATACCACCTTTACCTAAATTTACTTGTTCTTTCAAGTCTTCTATATCCTTGTTGTTTTTGGCTAAATCTTCCCTTATTTCCCTTAATTGATAGCATATAACACCTAAACTATCTTTTGTTGTGGGAATACTATGTTTCGATTTTTTCTTCTTTATTTTCATATTCTTGACACCAAAATTGAACAATCGGTCTTGTTTCCGCTATAATTTTGTCATCAAGATTATCGATATAATTTAAAGATTTGACATATCCTTCTATCGCACAGGATTTATAATCGTCATACATACCCGCAGGAACAGGTGGTAAGCACATACCACCCGTACATAATTTTAATACTAGCATGAATTTGATCATGCGGTATTATACTATTTAATATTTAAGTTTGATAGTATTCTTTTGAGTTTTTCTAAATAGACTATTTTGTCCCATGCTTCTTCTTGGGCTTCTTCAATCCAATCAGCAACAGGTTTTGTGGCCTCAACCATAGTCTTGCCATGAGTAGCAATACCGATTTCTGATCGTTTTGCATATCTATGAAGCAAGTCCATGATTAAAGTATCTTTAGTATAAGCAAATGGTCTAACTACATTATCCTTTTTTTTAGGCATTAGAAATTCACTTTCATATAATGAGAACAAAATTGATTTACATTACAATAATGATTGCACCTTGTATCTTCACCTTTTCTATGTACAATATCACAACCTTTACCTTTAACCATATTTTGAGATTTAAGAAAATCCAAAGCAAGTTGTTCAGTATCAAATAATCGCCAAGCAGATTTACGACCAGATTTCATAACGGCAAATTTATCTTCTTTTCGCCACCTTTCACTAGCAGTACACATAGGCAATTCTGATACCTTTTCAGCATTTTGGTGTATTCTTATTCGTTCCTTAATATAGTTTTCTTGTTCATCATAAGTCCACCTACGAACAGGCACCATAACTACTTGTTTTCTTGGGTAGTTATCGGATTGCATTACTCGTAATTTAGACCAATCTCTTAATATAGCCATAATAGATAATCGTTTTACTTTTATTTCAGTTTTGTAATTGATTAAATCTTTTGGATTTTTACTACATAAAAAATCTAATACATTAAGTTGGTTTTCCCATTCGGGTTTTCCTTCACTTAAAGCAGAAACAACCGACCAAGCAGATGTACATTTAAAATCAATCAAATGACCTTCTCTATTAAGTAAATCAAACTGACCACTTAAAGTCCAACCATTAGTAATTTTATCATCTTTATAGAATAATCTTTTTTCGGCTAACTCTTTACGAGTTTTAGATCGTTCAATGATATGATGAACTGATTGTCCTAATAAAGAGAATACTCTATCGGAAACATCCTCTTCAATTAAATCCCAATTCCTTTTTTGCAATACTCTAATACGAGGCGGTGCTATCAATCTTGTTGTTGATATATCTGACCCGCTACTATCGTAGGGGTCATTTTCCACCGCCCTCTCTATTGCTTTAGGGAGATTTGACGCATTAGTGTATTTCATTAAAATGGTACTTTCCCAAGATCATTACCATTACCTTCATCACCAAGATCGCTAGTATCAATTCCGTCTAACTCTTTAGAACGCAATATCATTTTTCTGATACCTTCCGATAGTTTATTAAATTGCTCTCTTTGGCCTTTTTGAAAGTCATCTATGCTAAATGATATGCTTTCGTGGTATTGTTCGTGTATCTTTGTATCTTTGCCTAAAGGCATAACACTAGATATTTTCTCTTTACCATTATCATTGTGCATAACATTGATTTGACAAGGAATACCAATTAATTTGGTAATATCAAATCCTTGCTTTTCTTGTTCAGTAAAAGGTCTTCCTCGCCAAGACACTAAATCCATACCTAAATTGGATTTTTCGTGTAAGGACAAAGTATAGAACTTACTGATTGTCATAGGTATATCATTTGATATTTGATCGGGAACTTCCCATATAATTAGCACTTGCCTTTTATATGTTATATTTCCGCCATAATCGCTTCTTTGTGTTCCAATATCAATAACTCGGACACATCTAGCATTATGGACACCTGTTGGGACTTTTGGGAACTCATTTGTTCCCTGTGTTGCTACAATAGTTGTCATTTTACCTCGCTTTTTTCACTATTTATTATTAACTTTTATTAATATAATACTTGATTTATGTTAAGTCAAGGTATATATTTTGCTTGTAGTTAATATGACATTAAATTTTGCAAAAATAATTAACTACTAAAAAGAAAGGTAATATGGCTACAATTTTAGATGAATTGATTGATGAACTTTCGGCTAAAGAAAAAAGAATAGCTAAAGAGGTCATTAATATTGATCGTTCTAGTGTTATTCCCGATCATTATAAGAAAGCAGAAGCAATACTACAAATGGCAGATGAAGGAATTAAAACTAGAGAAAGAGCAAGATATTTGCTCGGATTAAAGCATGATATAGAGGGGGAAAATGGCTAATTCATATAAACTTGCCGTAGAACGCAAAAGAGAGGTAATTAATACATATGGGGGTAAAAAACTCTCTAAAATGTTAGGGATTTCACATCCCGCAGTATCTAAATGGAAGGTTATTCCACCATTTAGAGCATATCAGATTGCAAAACTTGGTGATTTTGATATAGAGTATATAAGACCCGATTTGCGAATAGACCCGCAAAGATAGGTCTTAATCAAGTAAAATAGAGGCGAGGTTTTTTTCTTCTCTTTAGGTTTTGTTTTCCTCGCCTTTATTCCTTATATTTTACAACACTTTTATAGCACCGCCATGTTTTTGCTATCGTTTTGCTAATGGCAAAATATAGCCCTTCACCTTCACCTTCAACTACAACTACACCTACAACTACATACAAGATAGTAGAAATAGATAATCCCCTTGACTTTAGAAATGGTTTAGTTATATATTTACATAAGTTAATAATAAATATGAAAATTAGAGAGGAAAAAATGACGGAACAATGGACTAATTTTGCTGATATTTTTGAAAAAGAAATAAAACAAAAAATATATCAGTTAGATCAATTTATACAAACTTCAAAATCGGGACAGACTTTTGAATATTACAAAGGTTTTTTAGCAAAAGATAGTGAAACAACTTTAGGTAAAGAGGTAAAAAAACTAGGTGCTTATGCTAGAAGACTTTGTGATAGAAAAATTATAACTTTAGTACAGAAAAGAATTGCTCCCGAAGAATTTATTTATATGGCGGTGAAAAGGTGAGAAAATCAGAAAAGGAAGAGCAAAGTCCCGCATTTCAATTTTATGCAGGGGATTGGATAAGCGACCCAAACAGATTAAAAATGTCGTTA